CAGCAGTTTCATAGCAGTTTCACCAGCAGTTTCGCTGATAAAGTTTTTTAAAAAAAAGTTTTAGGAATTTAAAAAATAAAAATAAAAATAAAAATAAAATAAATTTTATAAAAAAATTATTCTATCTCCATATACCAATCAAGGACATCCATACATTGCTCAAGTCCTTTAACTACCTCAGCATAGTAGCCAGCCTCGTTAAGGTCTTTAACCCACTGCTTCTGCTCTTTGGTAGGGTAGCAGGTCTTATCAGCTTTAATCTCTAAGAATAGCCCAGCATACTTACTGTTTACTTTTAGTATCTGCATATCAGGAAAGCCTTTTACATATCCAGTTTTCTTAGCTAACACAGCCTGCTTCATAGATGTTCTTATTCCTCCTAATGATGCACAGTATCTTACGCCAGGATATTGGTATTTAATATATATACAAAATGATGACTGAACTAAGGCTTCTTTTTTCATAGCACCCTACCCCCCCCTATGTGTACCCCCTATCCCCCCTTCGGTATAGGTAGTCCCCTTAATGAGTTGGTACATTAAAGGTTGAGATACTTTATACTTCCTAGCAAGAGATGATATAGTTATCTTGCCTACTGCAGTACTGTATTCTTTTCTTATAGCATCAGCTTCTTGAACAGTAAACTTTCTTCTTGAGTAACCTCCACCTCTTGAGTCCTTCCTGTCAGCTATCTTTATTTTTCTAATCTTCGGCATATTATTTTTGTAATTTAATTTACATCATCAAACCTATCTAAAGTTTCTCCATATTGATTCTCTATATCTACATCATAAACTATAACATCAACCTTTAAGGGATCTTTTTTATTTACATAACAAATTCTATTAATCAAATCCTCATCTTTTGTAATCTCTTTTATGTTGGATGTAAGAGCAAAAGTATCTAAAGTACCAGTAGTTTTTTTTCTGGTAGAACCTTTCTTATTTTTAATCTCATAAGATATGAATACTCTATATATCGGTTTTCTCATTTTTTATTTTATCCAACTCAAATTCTAAATGGTTTATTGCTTTCTGTATGCAATCAACACTTGTTTTATGTTTTCTTTTACTTCTTAAGATGTAAGTAAGTGCTGTGCCACAGTTATAAGAAAGATCAAAATCTTCTACAACTTTACGTGCTTCATAACCATAAATTTTTCCTATGTAATAATTAGGAATTTTATTAACACTGTAATCTATTTCTTCATTCTCAGTATTATTAGAAATGTAACCATTCCTATCTTTTAGCCAATAATGATCGCTATGCTTTTTTTTGTCTTTCATATATTCTATCGTGAGCTAGACCTCCAGTAAGAGTTCTATGTTTATTTTCATCCATTAATTTGATATTTTTTTCCAACTCTTTATTTTGCTTAACTTTAATCTTATCCTCTATAATAGTTAAACATATAATTAAAATTAAAGCAAATAATATTATGAATATAAATGCTAAAGTCATAAGCTATCTATTAATTTAATAAGTTGCTGAGGTGTATATATCCTTGAATCACCACTATAATTTTCATATACACTAGTAAAGTTATCATCTTCAAAAGTCCAAAGGCTTCTTACATTATATTTTATATGATGTTTAAGAATAGATTTAATTCCCTTGTAAGTTCTTTTTTGTTTTATATTATCCATATTACTATCTTATAATTCATTTTCAAATGTAGTGCAAAAATAAGCCTCTAATATACAAGCTATTATAATTATTCCCCAAACGATTGTTAATATCTTCATTTCACAAATATAATAAAGTATTTGAATTTTATATAATTTAATTTCTAAAACTTTTACCCTTGATCATAACTACCTTACACTTTCTAAGTCTATCTAAAGTTCTCTCATCATATCTTTCTTTTAATCTTTTTGGAGTTAAATTAGTAGTTATAAGTAAAGTCTTTGAACTATCTTCAGCATAAGAAATTGCATCAGCAACTGCATCAATCTTAGTACCATAATCATTCTTAATACTTTCAGTTCCTAAATCATCTATTATTATAAATGGTGCTTTGTTTCTATCAACTGCACCTAATTCTTTTGCAGGAATACTTCTAAGTATTTTATTTATTTTAGTTCTAAATATAGCTGGAATAACATAATTTAATATTGTTGATTTACCTAATCCACATTGTCCCATTAATATTAATCCCTGTCCTTTAGTGTCTAGCATCCAATTAATAATCTCATCATAGGCAGGCAAATGCTCATACTTGTCTATAGTTCTATCATAATACTCAAAAGACTTAATAAACATATTTTTTATTTCTTCTCTTGTCCCTAGTTTATATCTGTTATAAACTTTAGGCTGCAGAAAGTCTGCATTTTTAAATGTATCTTCTATTGTTCTCATAGTTTAAAATTTACCATCTCCATAGTCTTCTCCTGCTGTGTGCCTATCTGATGTAGTTCTATCATTAGTATTATTGTTTCTATTGCTTTTTTCCCAAGTTATTATACAGCTTTTCCAATTCTTCATTTTTCCTTTACCAATCTTCCAATCTTTACTTTCATAGAAATGATAAAATGTTTCTGAATCTACATTATTTTTTCTTTCAGTACAATATTCTTTAATCTCAATTATTGTTGGTTTTTTAAAACGAACCTTATTATTACTATATGTAATATTATTATTAATACTTGTATTATTATCCTTAAAGTTTTCTTTAATACCCTCCCCTTCTTTTTCTTTAATACCCCCTTTAAGAATACTTATATACCTCCTATCAATTTCTTTAGTACCTTGCTTGTAGGTGTAATATGTTGAAACATATCCATTTGCAACCAATTCACTAACCCATTTGGAAATTGTAACAATACTCTTTCCATATAGGTTAGCAAAATATTTATTAGTAGCAAAGCACTCTCCATTCATATTTAATAATGCAGTAATTTCTGCATATAATAATTTAGAGTTAGCAGTTAGATTCTTATCATATCTAACCTCAGCACTTATAATTGCATAATAGTTTGGCTGATTTTTCATTTAAAAAGGTAGATCATCACTATCAGCATTAGACTTCTTAGCATATGTATTTGACTGTTCTTTTGGTTTGTAGTCATTTACATAAGCATAATGTGTTGCTCCCTTCTCAGATGGTTCTCTTCTCTCTGAGATTACCATTGAAACCCAGCCATTCTTAGAGTTTGCCTGAAGCTCTTCTAATTTAAAATTAGCAACCATCATTGTTCCGTATTGCGTTTTAATGTTTTTGATACTACTCGGTAGGTAAACTTTTTCTTTTTTCTCTTTCATTTTTATTGTTTTTAATTTTATATAATTTGGTTAATGATTCTTCTATTTTGTATTTAGTCATTTCTAAAGCTACAATTTCTTCATCTACTTCTACTTCTATAATTCTGTTTTCTATTCTTTTAAAAGATAAATTCTCTTCTGCATAATTATTGTAAAAAAATTCAAACTTTCTAGTGTGATGAATTACAGAGGCATGATGTAGATTTGTTATCTCCCCTATCTCCGTTATCGTTAAGTTAAATACATTTCTTAATACAAAAATATACATTCTCTTTGCAAATACAATATTTTTTTTTCTACTACCTAAAAATATACTTTCTTTTTTTACATCATATAGTTCTGCCAACTCTTCTATAATAATCTGGTGATAATAATTACTAAATTTTACTCTTCTTCTTTTCATTTGTTTAGTTTAATTTAAGTCGTACACTATTGTATCAACTATATCCTGTACATTTAATCCTATAAAGTCTGCTAATGTTTTTGCGTGTACAAACTTAAGTAAAGGAGGATTCTCTATATACTTTCTACTTGTAGCATAATTAACTCCTAAGATCTTACAGAGTTTTAAATTAGATATACCATAAATTCTCAATAAAGCTTCAAACTCATTTCTTGATTCTCTTATCTGAACTAAGCTGTATTTGTTAGTCATTTTTTTTAAGATGTTTTCTTATCTTTGATTTCTCTACTTTAAATTTATTTTTACCCATATGATAAAAGTCTATGAGTTGAGATTTGTCCAGCAGTTTCATAATATCATCTTCAACTACTTCACCTAATATAATTTTTTTATTCCAAACAATATAGGTATAAACCTTTAAGAAGTGATTAAAAATCTCTATTTCCAAATACTCCATCTTTGAGCATTCTTTTCCATTGCCTTCTTGTGTCTGTTTCATATCTGTTTTCATTTATCATAGTTATTATTTCTTCTGCCTCTAATTCTGTA